TTTGGTTTTAGTTGCGTTTTGTGACGCTATAGAACCATTATTATTATATAGCATTTGCCTTACATAATTAGCTGATGTGTCGTTATTAATCAACAAATCTACAAAGCTATTTGGCCCTAACCATTCTATCAAATACTCTCCATCACTATCACCATCTAGCCCACTGAAAACAATATCGCTACTGCTTGCAACAAAATCAACGCTCTCAACCAAATCGTAGTTGTCGAGGTTCGCTTGCTTGGGGATTTGGTAGATGCGGAGGGTGATGTCAGAAGTTCCACTTGAGCCTGTATAGAACTGTAGGCTGGTTAAATTATCAGCAGTATTTTTCCAGTATACTGACCTTTTTTCAACTATAACACCGCTACTTGCTCCGTTTAAGATATTTAAGTATCTCTCGCCACCGCTATCACCTGTTATAGTAAATCTTGATATAGCAACCTTGCCTCCTTCAGTCCACAGTTCAGATATTTCGGGCAAGCTAGTGTCACTAGCCACCGCACTTGCGGTAGATGTTACGCCTTTCATTACGTATCTTCGGTAATTAGTTGTTGCATCAGAGTTCAACCTACAATACAAGTGATGCGTACTACCCGTGTAGCTATTGCATTGAGCTTCAACCATATAATCCCAACTATCACCATCAAGACCTGTTACGTCAAGTGGCGTTGTGTTGAGATTGCGACTACCTATAAATTCAAATATCTTTTTATGTTGTGCACTCATTACGCCCCCGCTGTGATTTCAATCTCACCAGTTAGCGTTGATTTCGTGAATTTGTAAATACCATCACCATTGAATAGCGTGATTATATCATCAGTCCCATCAGATACCTTTAAGGCGTATGTCGTGCTTTGGTTGTAAATCCATATGATGCCTTTGTCAGCGACACCTGCATCAAATGTAAATGTTCGTTCAGCAATCGTTGAAGATGTTTGATAGATTAAATTGCCCTCGTCACCTGTCAAGATTGTATAGTTAGCTGTTTTGCCGGATTCAGTCCCCCAAGTTGTAGAACCACCCGCCGAACCAGTAAAGTTAACAATCGGATTCTGAGGGTCAGTATTATCAACCGTTATGTCTGTTCCGCTTGAGACTGTCAGAACACCCGTTGGAGTTGCACCACCCGAACCGCCACCCGCTTTATTCTCAGTGAAGATAGCGTTGGTAAAGTCAGTTTCACCCTCTTGAAGTGTTATATACGTTGTAGTTGAACCCGATGAAGCAAGAGGTGAAGCAATAAATGATTCAGTGTAAATTGCATTGATAGCATCATCTGACGTTGCGTATTCATTTTGTCCATACTGCAAACCGTTCACATCTCCATCAGAGAAGAATACAAGTCTATGAGTCACCCAATAGTTATTAGTTAGCGGTGCAAGTGTTCCGCTTCCGTTATCAAAATTAACTGTATCTAAATCTAACACGGGAGCTTGGAGCGTCATTCCACCGATACCATCTTGATATGTCCCCGTTACCAAAACTGCTATTTCAGCATTATCAGTTTTTGTTACAGGTGCTTGAAGGTCGTGAATAATATTAATGAATGGGATTGTTGACGTTCCGGAATTTCTATCAAGTCGAACATTTGCCCCATTCGCTTTATATAGATTGCCTTGATTGATAATACCATTCTCTTCCAAGTAATCCAGTGTAGCATCCAACACACCAAATGAAGGTCTGTATGAATGTGTTATATTGTCAATCTGTACACCGCTATTATGAATCACCGCTTGAAGCTGAATAGCACTTCTATTTTCTTGCGGTGTTGTGGTTGTTCCTCTTGATACCTTACCGATAGTATTGTTAGCTGAAACACTTAATAGTGTAAACGGCTTTGATATATCGGGAATAGCTACGCCTATTTCAGCATTCCAAGATATAAGCGTTTTTGTTATTGCTGTTGGATCAGTGTAATCAAGAATAACACCTGTACCTGCTGAAATGTCAAAAGTAGTGGATGTATTCTCTGTGACAACTCCGCCCGTTATAACTCCCGTAGTGGTATAATTAGTCAAGTCAATTGCAGTACGTTCAACGTCTGTTAAAATCTTTGCCGTTGAAGTCTCTGTTATCTGCCCTGCATTGTAATCACCCGATACAGCTACAACGTTACCAGTTCGACCAAATACATCGTCAACAGCACCGCCACCGCCACCACTACCAATTAATTGATAATCAGCAATGCTTCCCGCTGTGGTTCCGAGATAGTGATAATAAGATGTTCCCGCTTTCTGAATATAATTAGCGGTTTGATTTACTTGTCCGGCAATCATTGTTGTAGTATCAGCATACAATCCTTCAATCGGTGCATCTTGTGGCCCAACTTCTGAATAGTTTGACAGTGACCCCGTTGAAGCAAGTTCTTTTTTGTAAAATGCCGTTCCTGCTTGCTGTAGATAGTCCTCAGTTTGATTTCCTTGGTCGGCTAACATTGCGGTTGTATCTACATAAACATTCTGTGTTGGTGCTACTTGCGTTCCTGTGGCAACTTCTGAAACTGGTCGCTTTTTCCATAGTCCTGTCGTGGTATCATATACACCCATCTCATCAGTACCAAGTAAAGCCGTACCAGTTGAAACCGCTGAGCCATCAAGAGGAACATACAATGCTTCAATCTGAGCAGGTGTTAAATAATCAACTCCAACTGTCCCGGGAGGTGTAGCACTTGTTATGCGTCTATTTCTGAATACAAAAGGATATTGAACAATTAAAGTTGGTTCTACTTCCGGAGCGATATACCCAAGTAATTCAGTACCAACCGTGATTGTTCTTCCTCCTGTAGAGTCGGGCTGATTGTAAATATATGGTTCAGTACCTAGAATAGTTTGAAGCTCTGTAGTATTCGCATCAACAGGAATTAAAATCACACCACCAGTAATATCTTGCCCGGCTTTGTTCTGCCATGTTTCTTCGGCAACGGTAATTCCCGTTTGAGTTCTAACAGGTGGAGCTGTTGCACCGTTGTAATCTTCGGCAATAGCAAAGTCCCAACCCGTATAAGTTTGAAGCTCTGCCAGTGAATAAGGTGTCTTGTCGGTTTTGAGCAGAATCAACTTGTGTGTTGGTTGCTCTGTGAAGTAAATTACTGGAATCTTACTGAATGTATCTTGGATTACAATCCCATCAACATCAGTTAAAGTTGAAGTCGAACCATCGACCAAAACGAATGATACTATTGATCTTCCCATTTTTATATCCTGTTTTAAGGTTTATCTCTGTATAAGTTTTACTAATACTATAGCATGTAAATAAATTATGTATATTGATTAGATGGCGTGTTTAGTGCTTCCAATATTTGTTGCAGTGTCATTACTTTTATCTCTGATACCTGTCGCTTGGGCAGTACATTGCTGTTTCCACTCACAAATGCACTGTAATCACCTTGAGCTGATATGTCCATGTAATCCCTCGGATCGGGAGCTATATGGTTATATTCATTGTTAATAAGTACATCGTGATAGATGTAATTGTATAGCGTATATACAGGAACAGAAACACCAATTATAGTTAAATCCCAATAGAGCTTTGAATTTTCATAATTAGTTACTCTATCTGTAATCATATCGAAAGTTCTATTATTTTCATAGATACTTTCGGTTGTTACAATGCTATTGTTGTTAACTTCTAACTCACGTCCAACAAGCTCAAAAGGTGATGAGACTGTTGTGTCTGTTATAACCACGCCAGTTGTGCCATTTCTTGTTATTTTTCTGAGCGTAAAATCTGCATCGGAATTATAATCTCTATACATTGTTACATTTCGTAAATTCAATGTTGTTGAAATTTCGTAAAATTGCTTATAAGCGTTTTGAATTTGAATCCATGATTTATTCCAGTTGTTTAAATATCCATAAATAAATGTTGAATTAATTGTAGTTTTTAAATAGTCAACGGTTTCAGATACAGTTAAATCAAATAAATCTATATCGTCCGGTAGCGTTAATGATGGAGTGTCAAATGAGATTGCAGAATCTAAAATATAAAACCGCTGATAAACACCTGTTGAATTACAAGGAATATAATGATATCTAATAGGCAAGGTATCAGAAACGACTTCCCCCTGCAATTTAAAGAAGTCAGACAAAAGAAACTTAGCGGAGGGAAATGGGTTTAGTGTGCTAAAATCAGCCGTATCATTATATCCACGGCTAGAATTATCGTAATTGATAAAATCACCAACCGCATACTCTTCTAAAGCATACCGTATGTATATTAGCGGTATCACTACCAAACCCGCCCATCTGATACAAAATCACCTATCTGATTCTGCGTTAACACCCCCGCATTTAAACCACCGATGCTGAAATAAACATTGGTGCTATCGTCACTCACTGGAGTTTCAGAAAATTCAGACACAGCAAGAAATGATTCAAAGAACCCATCAGCGTTTATTGTTGCACTAATTTTTATAAATGCATTTTTGATCCCTGCAATTGCAACAGATTCAGTAGTTGATGCAATGACAATATTTGAATTGTCGGGGAGTTTTACATTGCCCGTATTCATAGTTAGTGAATAATTGGTATCACTTGCAATATCACTAGCTTTACCTTCTAGTACTCTTAGTAATGAAAATCCATTTAGTAGAACCTCATTGATAACAGCGTTCTCTTGTGCTATTTGACTTGTGATTTCATACTTCTTCTCGCCTTCACCCGCATCAGAAACCAATACCTCCCCTATTTGATAAAAGAAGTTATCCATATCAGAGGCAGGGAATACAGAATCATTACCATAGAAATTAGTTAGACCTTCACCCTCTACAATTGTTAATACAGGATGATTTCTAGGATTAACGCCATTAAGCCAATTATTAGCAACCTTTAAATATATGCGAACTGTATCGCCAATTGAATAGGACGATATATCGACCAATCCTGTCGGAACTACATTTTGCGAGCTTGTTATAATTGAGCCAGTTGAAACACTTGCATATTGAACATCGTTAATAACTGTTAGTGATAATTGAAATGGTAATGCACTTGTGGCACTACTTGCACCACCACCGCCATATTGATCAACGACAGACAGGGAAATTCCTGCCTCTGATTTATTGCCCATTATGGTCATATTGTCAGTAAACACCTCATTTGCATTTACCGCATCTACTACCTGTTGAAGATCAGAGCCTTTAACGAAATCATCATTATATACTGGATTCTCTATCATAAATACAACTCTCCATCCCAACCTTTTTGATCAGTAAAAGGATCAAATCCATCAGTGTATTCAAATATTTGCCTAACCATGTAATACCCACCGCTCCTAGTGATTGGTGCAGATGTCAAAAGGAAATTACCTTCTGTTAATCCAAAATCATCAGAAGGAGTTGAGATTAAACCAAGGTCAGCTGTTTCATTTTTTGCATCAGCAAGAGTTAACCAGTAAATAGTCTCAAGTATTGAATAAGTTGGTTTCTTATATGTGTTCGTTGGCTTTGTTCGTCCTGCAACGAGTGTTCCCGATTGAGCGTTTAGGTTAGTGATAATTTTGTAAGCGTTTTCAGTGTCGGCTGTTTTAAATTCATCAATAGTCTTCAAGTTGTTAGCACTCCACCAAACAGGTACAGCACTACTCCCGGTCGTGCTTATTAAGTTGTAATTCCAATTTAAAACATAATCAGCATGCCTTTCAAGCGGTGCATCCTGTACTTGTGCCCTTAGCTCTGATTCAAATGAACCATTCTGAATCCAAGAGTAATTAATCATTAAGTCACCCCAACCGCCCGAAGTCGGCTGAAAGTCTGCATCAAAATAAAATAATTCGCTTTCAAATGGATGAGGCTCCCCAAGCGTTGAAGGTAATGAATTTTTAAATCCATCGACCTGCTTAATGCGTTTTACAATAACGCCCGATTTACGCTCACCACTTACTTTTATTGATTTGCTTCTTGGTTGTTCGTCCGGCATCTTAAAACCTTTTATTTGAAGTGTTATTATCTATGCTTCGTAATATATCAGCAACTTCTGAATCGAACATAGCTTGTTCGCCTTTTGATTCCGATCCAAAACCAAGCAATTTCATCCCTGCTCCTATTCCTGCCAAGGGATTATCACCAATTGATTTCTCAGTTCCTATTAGTGAATCAGTAATCAAATCTGTCACTCCAAATCCTTTTAATCCAGTTGTTTTTGCTAAACTACCGCCCTTTCTTGTGCTTTCCATCAAGTCAGCCACTACGCCTAAATCCTCCATCAATGTATGTAAAGGACTACTTACGTTCTTTATGTTATCTGTCCAATCTATAAATGTATCAGTAATTGAAGTCAACGAGCTTTGTAGCGGGCCACCTATATCAGTTGCTAGGTTCTGTAATTTACCTTGTAGGGTTGAAAGGCGACCTAAGAAAGTTTGGCTTTGCTTATTCATTAGGTCGTTAAATCTACCGCCTTCACCCGTTGCTGATTTCAGTAACTTCACAATGTCTTTGAATCCTACCTTCCCCGATTCAATATATTTCCTTAAAGCGTCTTTTCCTTTAATTCCTATTGATTTTGCAAGTTCATCAAATGAGACGATATTTGCGTTTGCTAATTGATTCAACTCTTCAAAAGTAACACGGCCTAAGTTTTTCATTTTAACAAATATGTTTGTCAGCTCGTTTAAATCTTTTCCTGTTCCCGCTGATATATCACCAAGCATTTTAATTGTTGGCAGTATTTTTGTAACATCCTTCTCAACACTGGCAAGCGTTTTACCTGCTTTCAATATTGAATTTGTATCAAACGGTGTGACATCTGCAAACTGTCGCAAGTCTGCAATTAATTGAGTTGCTTTTTCAGATGATCCGAGAAACGCCTCCATTGCAATTTTAGTTTGTGCAAGAGTACCGCCCATTTTACCAACAGCAAATATTGCACCACCGATAGCCGTTCCAAAACCAAGTACACCGACACCAATATTCTTAACTGAACCGCCAAACTTTTTAAAGGATGCTTGAGCAGATGTGAGCTTTGCAGAAAGCCCCTTTGTTATTGCTTCAATTTTTACGCTTAACTTTGCCATTTTTGACTTCCTTTAATCTTAGTTCATAATCTCGTTTTATTTCTCGGCTTGTTTGGTATGGCTCCAAGCCATATATATCCGGTTCCAACCATTGCCACGGATAAAGCTTATTTTGCTCATCCCACTCTTTGCATTTAGAAAATAGGAATTTTAAATGCTCGTCACACTTTCGCCTTGCAACACCTTTGACACCGTTGGCTATTGCATTGTTTGCGGTAATATGACCAATCAAAGTTAATGGAGTGTGCCATAATATATCAAAATACGTCTTATTAAGCTTGTCACAGCATGTAAACGCAACACCCGCTAAACTATCCGCCCCGTAGATATAACCATTGCTAGGCCCTCCACGGGGAAGCATATCAAAGCCAGTGAAAGCCGTTTCAATATGCTCTCTAATTCTCGGCATTGAAAGAATGCTTACTTTGTTTAACGCCATGAATAAACGTACTCGCAATTCTAGTGGTCGCTTGTAACCTCTGACATAATTAGCAACGTGTTTCAATGCCTTGTCTTTCTTCTTAATCAGATAGAATATAACAGCATAATCAAATATAGTTGCATCTTCACCTTTTAGAACCTTGTTATCCAAGAGTTCAAGCATTGACATAATGCCTAAAGTTAAAGGCGGGAGATAAATACCTTGCGTATGAATCCCCACGCCAAAAGAAGATAGAATTTCATTCTCGAAATCTATCTCCTTATCCCTTATGAATCTATCGGGAATGCTTGCCATTAAATCTTACTACGAACCGTTTTAGTCTGCTTGGCGTATTCATTATTAACTTCATTGTACTCATGAGAGGTTGTAATATCTGAACCGCTTTGGCCGTTAGTCGCTGAATTGACAAAAGTATCAGTGTGTGTTTCTTCTGTAACTTCTGTAATACCACCGAAAGATGTTGATTCCAAGATGTTACCATCTTCATCAAGTTTGTCGGCTACTTGAACCGTGTTTGATGTTTGGCGACTCAAAATTCCTGTTGCTCCTGTTCCAAATGACATCTTTAAATCTCCTTTTAGATTATTGTTAGATATACTTTTATTTTTACTGTTATATAATTGTTATTATCGTCTCGTTCCTGTTCACCCGAATCATCCATCACTAAACCATCAACAGTTAAACCGCTTGCAGTTCCAAGTGTCCCGGGCAATAGTGATCGTGCAAAATCAAATACTTCACTTTGTATTGCCTTTAATATTGCTCTTGATTCATCTTCTTTAATATAAGTAAATGAAATCAAGTCAGTTTCACACTCATAGTATTTATCGTTTGGCTCAAGCCTCCGCACTGGATTACAATTAACGATTATAGCAGGCGGATTCACCTCACTGCTATTATCTTGAAATTGAATTACCCCCGTTCCATTGTCAATAACATATTGAATCTGATTAATAAGAGATATAAAACCATTTTCTAAATCATTCTCAACACTCATTTTTTAATCTCCTTTTGAATCAATCGCTCTGCTTTCGGCAGGAACTTCTGTTCTAGTGCTCTCGATGCCTTTTGAATACCTATCTTAGCCGAACTTGGTGCAATCTTTGAAATATATTTTACATTATTAGTCATCTTGATAAATGGGTTTTCTGATTTCTTTACAATTCTAGTTGCGTTAACTCGATTGCTTATGTCACCCGTATTGACGCTTTTATTCTTTAATTTAGCTAATGCCCTTATCCATCCAAATTTTCCCGATCCTGCTTTAGGTATCTTGCCATACTTCACATCTGTTTCATCTTGGTGTGGCTTTAGCGGGATGTAATAAGGTTTCCCACTTCGTGTATCATATGCCTCTAAAAACTTAGTTATAGGCTCTAAATTACGCCTTCGCCTTTCCTTTAGCTTAAACACCTTAGTACTGGAAACAATCTTGTTTGTATGAGTGTTTATATAAAAGAACTTGCCCCGATTATTCTGAGCTTTCTGACTCATCCGAACTACTTTTCTAAACTTAGCTTTAGCAGGTAATTTATCTGCCCCGGCTAATAAACTATTTCTGCCTTTTGGTGTTGCCTTTGAAGCAGAGATAGCAAATAATACAGATGTTTCCTTTATTAAATCGAAACCAACCACCCGCATTTTCTTTTCGACTCGCTTCATTGCTCCATAGAGATTATTTAAATCTCGTTGGTCAATTCCTAAGCCACTCACTTTCTATACTTATCACCAAGATCAATTGATACACCGACATTAGCCGTGTCAATCCTCGTGCTGATAACCCTGTATTCTTTAGCATTATAAGTAATCAATTCACCATCACCCGGCACACCACTCAAGAAATCACGAACCGTTGCAATCAATGTAACTTCAACGCCATCATTCGCACCCTCTTCTGAATACATGATGTCTATTTCAGTTGTCCCGAGTGATCCTGTGTAAGTATCACCGTTGAAAGTGAAAACATGTGGCACGTCATTGTGAATAAAATCTAAATCATTCGCCATTATATCAAAATCTAAAGCCATTATATCTCCAATTAATTTAAAAGAGCACACCTTATTTACGATGTGCTCGATAAACTAATTAAATAGTTTAAGCTACAATTGCTTCCGTAGAAACAATTGAATCAGTAACCACAATTGGAATACCAAATGCTTCCGAAGGGAATGGAGCAGGTGCACCAGTCGGGTTCGTAGCTGTTCGGCTCTGTTGTAGTTGCTTCAAGCTTTGACGATTCATAACAAGGTAAGAAGGTGCTTTACCTGCCGGGAACTTAGCAATAGCATCTGACAAAAGATCGTCAGTAAGTGTTGCTGTTGCATCAAGGTTCGCTAAACGAACTGCTGATTGAACTGAACCCATCTGAACACCCATCCAACCAAGGATAGCCATACGGAATGTGTCATATCCTGCACCAGTAGTCTGATTAGTAACAAGGAAGTTGTCAAACATCTCTGACATTGTAATATCACCTTCGTTACCCATAACAGCAGAAACATCATCGTCACCCGAGCGAATAAGGTAAACAGAAGTTTGAACGTCTGCAACAGCTCCACCCGCTGAAATAACCTTGTCACCAATTGAACCAAGTGCATCAGCAAAACCACTATTTCCGCTTGCATCAGCATCAGTACCGTTAATTAACTGCTTCTCTGCACCACTGAAAGCGGTTTTAAGTGAAGCAATAGCTTCTTTCGCCATGTATGAAGCACTTCCTGCCTTGTAACCCATAGCAATTGCTTTATCACGGTCAAAACCTGCATCCATAAGCTTCAAGTCAACGCTTACAAGAGTACGCTTCCCGGCAGTGTTAACGATTCCAGTGTTTGGATCACGGAACGCCACACCCGGTGCAATTGTTACTTTTTCATATTTGTGCTGAGTACCATTTGAAGCCGTTACTGCGTTTAGTACCTGTAGAAGCGGTGCCTCCTCAAGTAGATCAGTAACGTCAATGTCTGCAAGATTCAAATCGTTCATTTGAATCAGTCCCGCTAATGTGTTTGTTTCTCCGGCCATGATAGGCTCCTATTTTTTAAGTTTTTGTGCAATCGCTTGTTTAAGCGAAAGTTTTTCTTTTACTTCACCATCAGAAAATTCAACAGCCTCAATGCCATCTTGCTTTTTTGATAGTTCTTCATCTTTTTGAGCAATTACAGCTTTCAGAATTTCAACTTCTGATTTACCATGATTGTCCTTTGCGAACTGGTAGCCATGTTCATCTGCTATTGCTTTGAAAGCTTCAACAGGATTAACACTTTCAAGTTCTGCTTCAACCTTGTCTTCAACGTCCTCAACTATTTCAGCAGGGGTTGCTTCTTCCAAGACTTCTTCTTCAACTGCTTCTTCTGTAGACTCGGCTACCTCTTCTGCAATTTCTTCTACTGGTTCAACAACTTCTACTGGCTCCGCAGTCTCAAGTTCTTCAACTTCTTCAACATTCTCTGCCATTTCTGACTCCTTTTTTCTATTGTTAAATTGTTCATAGTTCTTCATAAAATGTTCAACTACTTCGGGCTGATTTGAAAGCATTTCGTAAACTTCGGGATGTGTTCCAAGAAATTCAGACACTTGTGCTGATAATGCGTTTTGATTAAAAGCACTAAATAAACCATCGGGATTAGCGGCCGGATCGTCCACCACATCACAAGCGTGTAGTTTCCCACAAGTCACAAATGTTTTGTCATCGCCTTCAAGTTGGTATTCTTCACCGATTGTAAATACAATTGATGTACCAAACATATCAGATTCACTTTCTGCAAGGCTCAAGACGTAATCATACAAATTACCACCGGGAGTCTCTTTTGCTGAATTACTCAAAAATAGATCAGCTAGAACTTGCTCGCCCTCAACCCTAAAGTTTCTAAATCGACCTAATAGAGTCCCTAAAGCAGTCGAGCACATTGAAGGATGACCGAAACGAGCTTTTAAGCCGTTCTTTTCAGCATTACCAAGCTCTGCAACACGTTCAATAAATGATTGCTCAAGGTGCACACCATGCCCTTTAGCCTCTCCAACAGTATTAACAGAAACGCCAAATATTGCACCCTTCTCTCGGTCTACTGTTCCACGCTTTGCAAAGGTTGAGCTACTCCGAAACCATTCCATCTTCTTCCCCTATTAATTGTTGCCCCGGTTGTCCAATGACAACGGAAACACCATTCTTTTTAATTTGTTCTTCTTCAATGCCTGCTTGCTCATTAATATCAGTGAAATCAAGATTCTTCTTCTTACATTCAAGAGTTCTATTAGATATACCCGCTGATATTCTCATTTGTGACGCTTGAACTTCTTTTAGCTCATCAATCCAAGGCGTACCCTGTGGAATAAACTCATAAGGTATTTCAGAAGGAGCACCATCAATATCAGCTAGAATCATTGGCAATACCCAATCAGCTAGATTTTCCAAAGCGTCAATGTTTGAAGCTCTTTTATGACTTGCTGACAGTTCATAATCTGCCCTATCTTGCTTACTTGCTGAATAGCTCGACTCTTTTGAATTAAAAAATGAATAAGGAATATCAAAAGCTAATAAAGCGATTCTCAACATCAAAGTCACATAATCTTGATACTCGTTTGAAGGTGTTTTGCTTTCAAACATATCGATTTTATCACCTTGGTCAAGCTCTATTTTTGTTCCCATAGCCATTTGGAAATCATATCTATCAGTGTCAGCATCGGGAGCTTCACCCGTTTCGCTATCACGTTGATCGAATCCATCATCATCAGAACCTTCTGACATTATAGCTAAACCGAACATTCCATGCTTCTTGCATTTCAATAATAACGCTTCATTACATTCAACCACATCGAGGAATGTATTAACAGCCGATGCCATTGGTGATATACCACGTATTTGATCGAATCGCTGAAAGTAACCATCGAATATTATACTATCCGGGCTAACTGCTTTTTGATGAATTAACTGACCACTATCAGCCCTCTTACAAATCATGTAACGAGTCACAGCACCGAACCCATCAAGAATCAAACCTTCATCATTAACTTTATTCTCGTATGATTTAGGAATGTCACCCGCTTTACCGATTCTATCAGATTCAACGCCTTGAAGCTTGAAGCCTTTAATCTTTAGAAGAGCTGAGTCACCATCAAAAGCCTTGCCCGATTCAAACAAACGCATCATGTTATTCAAGCTATGACGCTTGGCAATATCGCAAGATTCTTTCTTACTCCATTTCTTCCATGCCTTTTCTATCTGCTTATTCATTTCTGAATCACCAGTTTTGGCTTGAAAAGTGAAAGTGGAAACGTAATCTAAATGCTTTCGCAATGCCCAACCAACAGTAGGATCATTTCGAGAAAGTTCTTTAATAGTTGCAACAAGCTTAACCCGGTTGCGCCTTGATAGTACATTGCCTTCGTTCTGAACTCTTGATTTAGGTGATTTACGTCTGCCCTTATCAACTACGGCATTGTAACCGAACATAGTTTTAAAACCATTCTTAAAGTCCATCAATTGAATGCACTCCCGAAACGAGCAGAAGAAACACGAGGTCTAGCACCGTTTTCGTTGTTGTATTGTTTTTGTAAATCCTTCCGCATTGAATACAAGTCTTTTAAATTTGCACGTGATACAGAACGGCCATCAAGAGTGTATGACTGATTACTTAATACAGCCGTAAGAGCTGTTTGAACTTCTGTCAATTGTTCTAATGTTGTTTTCAATGCCATAAATAGCCCTGTATTAGTTAAACTTATATCTAGTAGTAATTAATCTAATACAGTAAAGGCAAAAAAAAAGTGCAATAAGTTAATATTGCACTTTCCCTTTCTATCCTTGTCGGGATTTTAATTTATCCTAGTGGTATTGTTGCGGTTGCTGTTTCATAACTACCCGAACCGTGATTTAATGTAATCTCAGCATCAATTTCTTCAACCGTTGGAATATCCCCAACAACTGCGAAGCCTGTCGCCTTGCTTGCATCTCTTGACGCTGTATCAGTTGTTACTGTTTCAGATGTTGGATCAAAATTATTCAAGTTTCCGATCGCTACACCATTTGCAGTTATACCCGCATTATCCGGAGCGATAGTATTTGGAGTCGTTGTGTTGGCCCCATCTGTACCTCTCATGTCAGCGTTATTCGCTACGTTGGTCACATTTGCGACTGTATCAGTTGCAGAGTTAAAGTCATTAAGTGCTAATATGCTTGCACTTGTCGCCAATGGCGCAACAGCTGAATCAAGTTCTGCTTTAGTTGGTGCATCGTAGTCTGTAAGAGCTAAATCAACTTGAGTATTTACTTGAGCTTCTGATATATCATTTAGATTACCAATAGCAACACCATTCGCATTGATTCCTGCGTTATCTGGTGCAGTTGTATTCGCCCCGTATGTAACCAACTCTGCTTGTACTTGCGCTGTGCTTAAATCGTTCAATGCTGTTATCTGATTCGGTATTGTAGTACCTGTGTCTGTGAGTATTGAATCAATCTCTGAATCTTTCGTTCCTGCTGTCAAGGTTCTTGTTGAGGCGTTCCACACATCATCAACATTGAATCCACCCACATAACCGACCGAACCATTTGCCCCATCAATAGGCGTTCCATCTA